ATTGACAATGAAATAAAATTTGAAAATTGTAAGTTTCATTTTTTGAAACAAAACAAATCACATAAATCATTAAGTAAGATATTTGCATATGATTATCCAGAATATACGGATGACATTGAAAGATTTAGTAAACTTGCATCTTGGACTATTGAACGTATTCGATGGTTTGATGGCCGGGTAGATAGAGTTTATTTGGAAGATTATGCATTTGCAGCGACAGGTAGAGTTTTCAATATTGGAGAGAATACTGGAATACTCAAAAAACAACTTAAAGAAGCTGGATTCAAATATGTTACAATCCCACCCACAGTAATCAAAAAACACGCCACAGGAAAAGGAAATGCCAATAAAGAATTAATGTATGAAACGTTTTTGTCAGAATCACACGTTGATTTGAAGAGTCAGTTGTCTCCAAAATCAACCAAAATTTCTAACCCTGTATCTGACATTGTAGATTCATTTTACATTTGTAAGACAGGATTTCACTTAAAGGAACAGTTATGCGAACCCCCAATGAGCAAAACCCTTATCTAGTTGAAACAAAAAATGGACAAATATTGAAATTTAATAAAATAGATGCAGATAACGAAGCAGTAATTAAGCAATTAGATGGTGATGATGTTGAAGTATTTCATGATGGAAAACTTCAATATAAATTACATGGCATCGAACAAGGTAAACTTTTTTAAGAAAAAACTTGACATTTGTTAAATAATTTGTTATAATAATACAATGGAAATAAAATATGTTTGATAAAATCTTACAGGCGGTTCTAAAGTTCTTTGGAAAAGAGAAACCCGAACCGCCGACAGAAGAAAATAATGAATCTCTTGAAGCACTTGAAAGAATAGAGGCTCTTGATAAGATTGGAGAATCTTCATGAGCATGATGAAGTTTGATGACTCTAAAATAAAAGAAATTCGGAAAAGAAAAGAACAAGGACTTCCATCTCCACCTAGCGGAGATGTGGTTGAACAATCAAAGAATGCAAAGGGTGGAAGTGAGTTAATTTATCAAAGAGTCAAGGAGAGAGTGCCTGATGACCTCTGGAACTACTTTCAGATCATTCTTTCAAGGGTTCGTGAATACGAAGATAAACCAAAAATCCTTTGGTTTCAGGACACATCGAAAGATCCAGAAGTACAATTTTTAAAAGATAAAACTTATCGTGACAAGTTTGTACGATTTGTATTTCCTTCTGATTGGTCACTTGAAAAATATAATATGGATCTCGATGTTGAATATGAAAAGAGTGTTGTTCTCAAAAACGCAATAGAACCAATTCCAATACATACCAAACCAAAAGACGGCCCAACCAGACTTGCATATATTTCTACACCGCATCGTGGACTAGATGTATTGATTGGTGCATTTAAAGCATTGAAATTGGAGAATGTTGAACTTGACATATATTCAAGTTTTAAGATATATGGTTGGGAAGAACAAGACAAAGAATGGGAACCTCTTTATAATGCTTGTAAAGAAACACCAAATGTGAATTATCATGGAACAGTTTCTAATGATGAAATTCGGTCAGCGTTACAACAAACACATATCCTTGCATATCCAAATGTCTATCCAGAAACAGGATGTATATCTGCAATCGAAGCAATGAGTGCAGGATGTATTGTGGTATGTCCAAATCTTGGAGTTCTTCCAGAAACGTGTGCAAACTTTGCATGGATGTATGGATTTGTTCAAGATAAGACCGAACATGCAAGGAAGTTTGCGTATGTTTTGAAAGATGCAATTGAAAACTTTTGGGAACCACCAGTTCAGGCTGGTCTCGCATTTCAAAAACAATACTATGATATGCACTATGATATTGAAACTACTGCAAAACAGTGGACAATGATGTTAGAAACAATTAAGAATAATATTGAAAACACTAAGGAGAAAAAATCGTAATGACAAAGAAAGTGAAAATAGAACGCAAACCGATGAAGGTAAAACGAACTCGTAAGATTTCAGAAGAACAACGTGAAGCGCTTCGGGAACGCATGAAAGATATGCGAAAGAAACGAAAACCAGCAGAATATAAAAATGTAAATGAACGTGTTCTTGTTCTTCCAGATGATGATACTTATTCCTTTAAAAATGTTAAAGGGTGGATCAAACATAACAAAGAAATGGTTGCCGCTTTAGGTAAACAGGGAAGAGGTAAATATATTGGAGAAAAAGAACGCAGAATTGCGGAAAGTCGGGCCGCATCTCGTAAAGCATACATTAGATACTGCGAATACTACTTGAAATCTGGTGATTGGATTGGAATGTTTTCGGGACAGGATGAAGAACATAAAGTAGTTCCACGATGTGTTGCTATGGCATATTACCCTGACGGAACTCCTAAGAGGTCTGTAGGGGTATTCTACCCCGATATTAACATAGTATGGACTAATGAAATGGAATTGGAAGGTGAAGCGATAGAAATGATCAAACGTCATCGTTCAATGACTAAAACAGCTGCATTGACAGATAAACAATTTATAGGAGAAGTTTGATATGGCAGAATTCAATATTTTAGAAACCCTTGATTTGGTTGGTAAGGCTAAGACAAGAGAAGAGAAACGACAAGTTCTCACCGATAGAGATAATTTTGCAACTAGGGCGTTGTTACAATTGAATTATCATCCAGATGTTAAATGGCACCTTCCATCTGGAGCTCCACCATATACGCCAGGACAGGTAGCGGATTCAACTCCAAATTCACTTCATTTTGAAGTAAAAAAGTTGGATTATTATGTTGATCCAAGTCCTCACGATCTTCCTATGCTCAGAAGAGAATCAATGTTTGTTGACCTATTAGAACGAGTTGATCCAAATGATGCAAAACTTATTCTTGCTGTTAAGGATCGAAAATTGTCTTATAAGGGACTGTCTTATAAGTTAGTTAGGGATACTTGGCCAGATCTTCTTCCAGATATTGAAGAGTGGCAGAAAACCGTTTTGGCAAAAGAAGAAAAACCAGCTGAAATTGTGAAAAAAGATAGTGTCCCAACGACAAGTAGTGGGGGTGTAGATTGGTAACAAAGCCTTGGTTGAACGATAAAATTGCATAAATATAACTACATTTGGTTGATGAGTTTTATATTTCATGTTTTAGTGATTGAAATTAATAACCAAACAAAGGTACAAATATGGTAAACGTAGTAAGGATGTTCCTTGCTTTATTTGCTGTACTATGGTATACTACTTCACCGCTTAATAGTAATGCACCTACTCAAATATGGAAACCAATCATAGTTGAGACTAAGGCTGTACCAGACTATTACAAACCTCTTGAATTTGTCAAAGTAAAATACACACCAGAAGATGTTCTCTGTCTGGCAAAAAATATTTACTTTGAAGCAGGGGTGGAGAGCACAGCAGGAAAATTAGCAGTAGCGAATGTAACGTTAAATCGTACATTGGGTGCTAATTATCCTAATACCATATGTGCAGTAGTTCAGGAAGGCATTCATTATTATAATGCTCAAAAAAATGAACATTTTCCTGTGAGAGATAGATGTCAATTTTCGTGGTACTGTGATGGAATGGGGGATAATCCAAGAGAAGGTAGAACGTGGAAATCTGCACAAGAACTTGCAAAAAAAGTTCTTATTAATCATTATGACAAAGCACTAATTGACATAACAGATGGTGCAACGCACTATCATGCAAATTGGATGGAAGAATATCCAAGATGGAGTAAAACGAAAAAAGTTATGGCTTCGATAGACAGACATATTTTTTATGGTCGAAAACTGTAAAAAAGCGTGAAAAAAACTTGACATTTTTGTTCTAATAGGTTATAATATACATGTAACACTAATAAAAGGAGCAAATATGAAACATTTAGTACTTACATTATGGTTTGTTCTGTTTTTGAGTTCATCAGCACTAGCAGGAGTTGAATATGTGACAGAAGAGGTCTGTCACGCAATGGCCGGGTGTTGGATGGATACGAAAACTGGCGAGTGTCCAGATTGTGTAATTGAAAGACGAAAAGTTGTTCATACACATGAAGTGATACCTGTAGTAGTAGAAAAACCTGTAGTAGTAAAAGAGACACCAAAAGTTAAAATTGTTGTTACCAAGCCTACTGTTGTTGTAAATACGAAATCATCTAAAAAGATGTGTTTCTTTCCAGAACTTGGTTGGCCAGATCAAAAAACTGGGAAACCATTGGGAGATTATCGTGAGTGTGACTGGGCAACACGAGGCAACAGAACAGCGGAAGCGATAGAAAGAGGAATAGAAGAGTGTGGTGGATATATGAA